CTCTTTCGTGTGCTATGTCTAGCATCACCAATCCACCCATCAGATTTACGCAAACGCTCTGGGAAGGAATCATCAATTTGTTCCCTAAGTTGAACGGCTGCTTTAGATAGGTAAGGCTTCATTACAAGCCTAGAGCCTGTAAATCCTCAACAGTTAAACCAAGTGCTGCAAGTTTTGCTTGGGCTGTTTCTCTAGCTGCTAATTTAGCGGCAACTTCTGCCTTCTGTGTTGCAAAATATGCTTGAGCCTCTTGATACTTAGCAAACTCCTCGTCAGTCATTTCGCGATCAATGATTTCATCAAGTTCGGTGTTATGGATTCTTATTGTTGGTTTAGTTGATTTAGCCATTATTTAACTCCGTAAAGTAGGACTGTTCCTGCTGAAAAATTACCGCCTGATTGAGAAAAATCTAATGTAGTGATGGCTGTATTGCTTCTAAATGCGCCTTGAAAATTAACAACATCAGCAGCACTATCATTATCGATGTATGTGCCACCAAAAATGAACGGCTTATATCTAGTGCTAGATGTGTAATTGTAAATTGTAAAATACCAAGCATTATCCGCACTTGTTCTTAAAGTGTCATAACCTCTTGTTAAATCAATGTAGCCATTGTCGTAACCTTCAACTCTTACACTTGCAGCAGCACCAACATATCTTGCAGTTCCAGTTGCATTTGATAAATTCGTTGTTCCGTTTGGAGCAATATATAAACGCCCATTGGCTGAGTTATTTGTTACGCCAGTTACGACACCTGTAATGTAATTATATCCACTTGCTACTGAAATGGTTGTAGTTGCACCTGATAAAGTTGTGGTTGATAATAAAGTCATTCCACCTGCTGAAATTGCAGACCAAGCAGGAACGCCACCACTAACAGTTAAAACTTGACCAGTTGATCCAATTGCAAGTCTTGTGTTTGTATTTGCTGTTGATGATCGATATTCAATATCGCCAAGAGTTGTTGATGGATTTAAGTTTTTTGTTGTTGTGTCAATGGATGAACCAAGTGTTCGAATGGCTGATGCGCCATCCTTAACCAACGCTGTATCGTCAGGCGTTGTCCAGCCATAGTTTGTAGTAGTTGCCATTTTTCTCCTATTATCAGGCTACGATTGTAGCGTATTCCCATGTCAAAGTATTGCTTAAAGTGTTCCAAGCCTCAGCAGGATCCACAGCGTTCCAGCGAACAGCTACTTGGCTAAATGCCGTTGGTGAAACATTAAAGGTCAGGAATAATTCATTAAATCGAGTGCTCCAACTCCAGCCCTCAACATATCCCTCAAAAGTACCATCAACAATTTGAATTGGTAAATCTTGAATACTAACCGGCATTCCCATGAAAATGCCCAAAAGATTATCCCTATCTGAATCATCAATTTGTGGGTTAGTGATTGGGAAACTAATCTTGTCAAAGAGGGCTTGAGGGAAGGCTCTCAAAGTAATGTATCGATCGGCAACCTCTTGAGCATCCGCAGCTGAGTGAATAACTGATTGAATACTTTCAGACTTATAACCATAAGTAGCAATCGATGAAGCCGATGTCGCTGTTTTTTGAGATCCAAAATTGTTGCCATAATTGATGTAAATATCATTTCGAATATCAGCTGCTTTTGTGGTTGAGCGTAATCCTGAACCAAGAGCATGATTGGCAGATAAATCAACATAACCATTGGCTGCAAGATAAGTTTGTCTGTGGTCAGCATCAGCGTATCCAATGTTTCCTTGATTATCCTCATAAATGTATCCCAATGCACTATTGGCAATCAATGAAACAATGTTGTAAATCGTATCGGGAGAAGCAGCTCGATTTTCCATTGTATAAAGACCCGGCTGATCTATTTCACCAAGCCCAAGATTTACAGCATTAGCCCAAGTTTCAGTTGCAGAATATCCTGCCCAAGTAGAAGCTGCTGGCACATCATTCCAAGTTCCAAGTAATACGCTAGAAAGCAAATCAAAGATCTGAGTGCCATCCTCATCTTGAGATATTGTGCCGTTATAAATTTCTTTTGCTAATTTAACTAAAGATCCCATTGCAAGGATTGTGTATTCAATAACATTTGCAATCGATCCAGTTGCGCCAACGGCAACAGTTACGTCAGTTATATCTCCACCAAATAAATTTACATAAGTTCCTGCGCTGTTTTTAACCTGCAAATCTAAACTGTCATTTATGTCAAAATCAAATACTTGTCCATCCAAAGCCAAAACTGTGCATTGCAAATAAGATGGGTTTGCTTGAGTATAAATATCAGTTCGACCTGCTTGATGACTTATGTCGCTGATTGTTAAATTTGTGTATTCAGTTCCAGCAACAGTCAGTTTCCATTCTGGTGTCCAGACTGTCATTATCCGCCCTTGATGCCGTTATTGTAGAGCTGTGGAACCGATCTTGATGCGCTGTCATTTAGTACTTTTGCAACGGCTCTTGCAGCACCTTCACTATCAATTGCTTGAACTGAAATGTTAATTGTATTTCCACCAGCTTGACCAAATGGAGTTCCTGTTGCGCTTTGTGGAACGCCTCTAATTTGAGCAGATGGTGCAATGTTAGAAATGGAACCAATATCTGCTCCTGGTTTAATTAAATTGATAATTCTAATGCTTTCATTGGCAAGACTAATAATTAATCCAATTGCTTCTCTTAAAAATACAATAAATCCTTGAATAATGCCACCAACAACAGCAATCGATTTGCCCAAACTTTCAGCACTTCTTTGGCTTTCTTGTAGTCCAGCACTCAAACCTTGATCACCAGTTAATCCTGCAATAAATGCATTAAGAGTTGGGATACCAGTTTGATTTAAGAATCCAATAAAACGCTCAACTTGTGGCAATAATGCATAACCTAATGATTCTTTGGCTTCGTCAAATCCAATTTTTAATCGATCAATTTTGCCTTGAAATGTTTCGGCATTTGTAGCTGCTGCTCCACCATAAAGATCAGCAAGTTTTTGTTGTACTTCAGTAAATGAAAGAGTCGCAAGTTCGCTTTTTGATAATCCAAGACCTAATCTGCCTAAAGCTGTAGTGTTTCCATCCTGAGCCCGACCTAAAGCATTCGCGACTGTTTCTAATTCAATTCCGCGACCTTTTGAAATATCCAGAGCAAGATTCAATAATTTTTGGGCTTCTTCAGTTGATTTTGTACTTACAGCCAACCTTTGCATTGCTGGACGCAATTCTTCATCAGCAACGCCAGTTGCAAGTGAAGTTTTTAGAATGTAATCCTCAGTTGCCTTAATTTGAGCATCAGTTGCTCCTGTAGCGGTTTTTAATGCAGCAGCTAACCTTAACTGTGCCTGTTCATCTTCTATCGCTGATTTGACCCCATCAATGGCTAATTTGGTGCCATACGCCACGGCAGCAGCAGCAGCAACCGCAAATGCAGCAGCAGCCTTTTTTCCAAATTCTGCAATTTTATTTGAATTATCTTCGACAGCCTTATCGGCTTCGCCTAACTTCTTTTTGAGATCATCAACATCGGCAAGGATGGATAACTTGAGTGTTCTATTACCAGTTGCCATCAGACCCACTCCTTAATAATGCGATCAAAACTTTGTTCCCACTTGTTAATTAATTCAGGCTGAATTCTGCGAAGGGTTGGATAGATAAACCATCCACGACTACCTCTGCCTTGCCGTCCTGAATAAGTAGGGAATTGTTTGTACTTATTTGAACCAAACTCAACACCACCCCATAGGGTTTGCGTAGTAGCACCACCTGAAAACTTTTGTCGTGCGAAGCCATAACGGAACTCACCGATTTTACTTGACTTAGAGATGCTAACGCCGTCTGCGACTCTTTCCGCAACCTTGCCAGCCTTTGTTCTAGTCCTAGCTGCCTGTTTAATTTCCTCTGATGCAAAATACGCCAAAGCAGCAGATTGAGTTCTTGCTTCCTCTGTTGCTTGGTCATCCATAAGTTTGAATGCTTTGTAAATATCACGCAGATCTTTTTTATTGTATGCGATAGTTTCATTTGCCACTTCTCGCCTCCAATATCTCGATCGCTGTTAATATGTCATCCGCATCAACCCATTCACTCATTGGTATATGAGTTGCAATCGCCAACTCAACCAATAATCTGTTTAGGCTTCCTGCTTTGTGGCTTTTGGGTTTGCATCACCGACTATTACATCGGCAACTGTTTCCATCCAAATATCCATTGGTTTGATTGGCTTGCTTCCGGCAATTTCACGCTTATGAGCATGATAAGCCAGAAACATAAGATCCCAAATGCCCAGCTTCTCGGATGCTTGACCAATGACATTTCCTGTCTGCTTTTCCCATTTCGCCCACTCAGGCGGTTGGGCAATATAAGTTGCTTGCTCGCCTGAGCTGTATTCAATTGTAATTGGTAGTTTCATTTTGCTCCCGTTGCTAGTTTTTAACTGAAGGTTTCTACTACTGCGCCCTTAGATACTGTGAAGGTAAATGATACTGTCTGAGCATCAATTCCTGATCCACCAGCAGTTGGAAACTCTGGCTTTACCGGAAACACAAATTGTGCTCCTGATGCAGCTGTAAGTGTCATGCTGATGTCTGTGTCGGGTGCAGTTTCAGCAGCAGCCCATAGAGCCTCACAAACTGAATTTGCCTTACCCCAATCAGCCAACATGTCCAACTGGAATGTTCCAGAAATGTTTGTTGTCTTATAAGCCTCACCATCAAGAGTTTGATAAGTCTGACGCTCATTAACTTTTGTTAGAACTGCGTTAGTCGCCTGTGCTTGAATATCTGTTCCACCTGTGAAAGATAAACCAACATCACGACCGGTAATTACGACTGTTGCCATGATTTCTCCTTATATTGTTTGCGTGTAGTAG